GCAGCATATATCTTCGGAACCATCTCACGAATATGCGCCTTCCATCTTTTCTCCTGGTGCAGATAAGTAGGTTGCTTAATCTTCTGTTGAGCCCTCCTCTCCGCTCTCCCCATGGTTGTCCTTCCTAAGAACACGATCCGTAAGAATCTCTAAAATTGCTCCCATAGAGCCGATAAACACAACAAGGATAAAAAGAAAAAATATCACGGTGATAACAGTGTTAATTAGAGATATCATTGGTCGTCAAAACCTCCCTCGTGGTCATCTTTTCCATTTGTTTTATAACATCACCAATTACTGTTATAGCCGTGTCTAACGCTTCGTCATACTCATTTTCGTCGAAATTATTTGGACAGGTGCCGCACGCAACATTGCAACCCTCAGTTTTGTGGCATTTTAAAACGTTACTTAAAATATCACGCACCTTTTTCAGTTCTTCAATTTTCATGGCTACTGTGGTCCTCCTTTTGCATTTCACGCCTAAGATATGCTTCAATTTTGTCGCACTTACGCTTATTTTTGCACATAACTTCCGTATACGAATTTTCGTCGGCATATATAACGCTTGATTTTTCCGGTTCAAAATAATCACAATTATTGCAATAAGGCTTTACGGCTAAAGATATCATCGGTCACCTCCACTGGCGCGTGCAGGATCCAGCAACGGGCTAATCGGCATATCATTAATTGTAGGACAGATAATCAGCTCCTTGGCATAGGGCAGAGTCTCGATCCACTCGCAGAACTCACGCCACTCATCAAGTTTATGGTTCTTCCTGGCATGGTACATATTAGCCAGAACCTCATAGTTAAGCATGAGAGTAGCTCTCTGATTGTATGATGAAGGAAGAAGCTGGATCATCTGCCACCAAAGATCTTTCTTACTCTTAATAGCTGAGTCAAATAATTTTTTGTCTATGTCACGCATAAAGTCGTATTTTAGATACCATTCGCGACTCTCGTTAAGCATATCAATGATGTTTTGCATCTCGTCTTTTGCGCTGTCAGTCAAATGCTCATGCGAGAAGTCATCCAGCGTAAACTCCTTAGCATGGATCTTGTGCATAGTAGAGCAGGAGTTCCTGACAGTGCCAACCTTGTATGTATCAGCTTCCTTCCACCAGTACATTGGCGCAGTCACGTCCAGATATACCACGATCATTCTACGGAACTTAGCCTCGTCTGATCCAGCTTTGGCAAGGTTGGCAAGAAGCTTCAGATCGTTGGGGCCGATTTTCATGCCACCTTCATAAAAATTTTCAAAGCCAAAAGCATTAAGATCCAACTGCATGGTGTCGACATCCATCATGAAGCTCCAATGCTTAAACGTTTCGTCTTTTTCCTTCGAATCACGAATAGGTCGTGCGTAGACATAAAGGCCGAATTCATTTTCTTCAAATATAAGATCGTTTAAGATATTGGTTAAACATCCACGCCTACTATCGTGAAAAAACAGCGTATCACTTTTATCCCACGAGTTCATGGGATTCCTGGCACCTCTGATAGCCGGCTCCCATCCGACAGTGCTGACGTTTTCAATTTTGATCATCTTTGTTCTCCTTTCTTCGAATTTTCATACAAACCAGGCAGAAAATATCCAGTAACGCCGTCGTTAGTAATGAAATCGCCAATTCTGTAGAAACCATTGTCTAACCCGCTTTTGCGCATAAGCTCAAGAGTATCGTCCCACTGCTTAACAAATTCTTCGTATGATTTTATACGCACCATATCAGCCATCTTCGTCCTCCTCAAATAGTTACTGCCTGTCCTTTTTTCGACATATCAGCTTTGCGCTCGACATACCTACGGGTACGCGCTTTCGCTTCCCGACTTCCACTGTTGGCTTTTGCGTAGTTTTTTAAAATGTCAGCCTTTTTCTGGTGTACAGCATCTTTCCACTCAGAATATAAACTGCATTCTGAATGGCATCCACTGTGTCGTACTGTGCAGTCTTTACATGGTGACGGGTTCTTTCTAATTACTGAGTTTTTAACCCGGGACATAGCTGCCGAGCCCGAATATAACATCGCTATCTCCTTTCTTACAGCAACGCGATCCTTCGTTTTCACAACCACAGACTTTATCGACTCTTGGTCTTCCGCCTTTGTCAAAATATCCATAGAGTTTGCAATACGGAATGTACTTATCACAGTTAATGCATTCTTTTTTAACCATCCGCCTCCTTTCTTATCCCTACTGGAAAATATGAAAGAAAAACGGGAAGACCTTGTAACGCTTATCTAGAATAGCGCAGTTAGGTCTTCCCTTACTTATACGTTTCATCTTTTCCTCCTTTCATTTAATGAAACGTTTCCATAATACTGTTTGTAAATTCTGCGAGAAAAACAAAAGGACCCATCGTAAATATCACGACAGGCCCTTCTGTTGGCTTTTAATCCGCATCGTATTCGAGCGAACATATTGTGTCAATAACGTTTTCCAAAACTTCGCCGGTGGTCCACATATGTTCATGTTCACGCGGCGGGAAAAGTATGCTACCATTATATGCGACACATGTATAATCTCCACAGTGTGCGTAGTCCCATCCGAGCCAGAAACCATCCTTTTCAGAATCTATTCCCGGAGCCTTGGTATCGGCATATGTAAAGCCTCCATGACAGTCGGCAAACCATTTGTCGTAATCCAATTCCGGATCATCGTATTTGTTGAGAATGGATTTTGGCACATTGATGTACGCGCACGGGTGACTACCTCTCGTGTTAACGATAGCACATTCAACACCGTCTATGTTTCCGTGATACAGAACCTCTCGGTCAATGTTTTTTCCATATTCCATCTGTTTCATAATAAGTTACTCCTTTCTAAATACGGACACCATTCGTCCATAAAGGAGATTGTAAGAAACGCGTACTTAGAATATAAACGACTCAGCCTTCATACCAAGACGCTCGTTCATTCTCTTGCGCTTGAAGTCAATGAATTCTGAGACCGCGTTGTTATTGACGACGTTAGGAGCCTTACGAAGTTCTCTCAAGGTCACATAACAATCCGCCACCTCTTCGTCTATCCTCATTGAAAGTTCAGCCTGATCATGCTCGCTTGCCATGGGGTTTTCATCTCGCAAATATCTTGCAAGTTTTAAACACGCGAAGGATAACTCCGTGGCTTCTTCTGCCATCAGTTCAAGCAGAGCTGGTGTTCCAATCTTGTCTACAAGTTTTGTTGTTTCTTTAGCCAAAGTTATACCTCCCGCGAACAGGATCACCGTCTGAATTATGCACGACATTTTCCATTTTCTTGTAGGCGTCAAGGTACCACTCTGCTTTGTCTCCATTATATGTAAGCTCATAATACATACCGTCAGGGAGCGTACTTGAAATCAGGTATTTCCAGTTCTGAAGAATCTTCGCCTTCCATACAGTAAACACATCAAAATGTGCTTCTGGATCGCTCTTATCCAGGTGTTCACGAATATAATTTTCTACAATTTTTAAAGCTTTTTCATCCATTATTTATCCCTCCAAAAATTCTCAGTTTCTCTAACACTCTGGTCTAATCTAATTGGATCGATCTTCTTCGGTTTATCCTTAGGAATATAGTGAGAGCCTTTAACACAGGCAATCTTAGTGCACATAGGCTTCCCATCAAATATCGACACAAAAAAGTTGGCGCAGTTTTTGCATCTCATAATCAATCCCCCTCCAAATTGTGGTGTTTTGAAATATAAAGTCCCGGCCATCCGTGCTTCAGATAGTAGGCTTTGGCATAGAGAATATCTTTTGCAGACTTGCAATATTCAATACCTCTGACGTAGATGCCCCGCTTCTTGCACCAATCAAGGTATTCGGTGAAGTATTTGGTGTCTTTTTTGGAAACCCGCTTATTGTCAGAATATAAAACGGATTCCTGAATCACAGTCTTTACCAGATCTCGATGGCCATTGTTAACAAGCTTCCTGACAAAGTCATCACCACCATTAGGCATGACAACCATACCCATGGCCGTAATTCGCTGCATAACGTCAAGCAAAGCGGTATATACAGACCATGCACTTGGAGCAGGTTTGAGCATTTTGGTCTTTTCTTCACCGAAACCCTTGATACAGTTGTAGTACAGATCGGTATTATCGAAATATAAACCTTTGATACAGTCTGCATGCATATTCCTAGCGGCTGCAATCAGATGGTCTTTCCACCTCTCGGACGTGACGTCTACCCAGTATTCTCCAGGCCATCCTTCGTATGGAGCGATTCGAATGTCTTTGAATTGATTGTAGTACCAACGCTCATTCTCAAGAGCGCAAGCGTTTAAATATCCATAGACATGTACTCCTCGGTTTACCGCTGCTCTGATAATCTTGCTGTCAATACCATCTGGATCGATGATAGCCAGATCGTTCTTTTTAGATTTGTCCAGTGTTCTTTTGACATATTTTTCTTCAAAACAAATTCGTATTGCCATAGAACCTCCTCAAAAACAAAAGACTCCCTGCAAATATCATTACGATACTCACAGAGAGTCTATAATTGACTATTACTTAGTAGTCGAGGGTACAATATACACAGAAATCCTGTATTCTTGTCCAATTGACTTGTAAATTCCGTCAACGTCATTGTGCTCGTTCAAACGAAGCTCCATGATCTGCTCTATCGGATCGCTCTTTTTCAGTTGTCCGTTTACAACATCTACAACGACTTGCTGCTTTTTGGAAATGTACGAATCATACGAGCCATCTTTCTGCTCGCTGTATTCGTCATTCCATTTTTCGTAGCATTCGTTTGTGAGGTCGCAGAACAAATTCCGCGCCTTTACAAAGAGATCAGTTGCCATTTTCTTTTCAAACTCAAGACCTTTGAATTCCGGTTTGAAGTCAAATTTTGCAATATAGTTTTCCATATCAGTCTCCTTTCTTATTAAAAGTTTATAGTCATAATACGGATAGTAAATATTGCGAAAA